ATTAGCAGCAGCATTAGCAGCTGGACCATCTACAGGAACGTTTGGTTGATTAGCTAGTGATGTTGGAGAGCCAGTTGGTGATCCTACAGCAGATTGTGCAGTTCCTAAAAATTGTAAGTATATGCCTGATTTGTAAACGCTCCAGGCTTTAAATCCTTGCTGTTGAAAAATTTTTCTAGCAGCCATAGCATTAATTTTAGGATCTTTAAGCTGTTCGTTGGTTTGAATACCAAAAAGACGTCTTCGTTCAGGACCCAACCTATCAATCATATTAATTTGCCATAATCCGTATGAATTATCTCCAGTAGATCTGTTTGGATTATGTGCATTAGGATTGCCGCTTGATTCGGCTGCCCCTATAGCACCCATAATTGCAGCTTCTTGGTCATTGAACCCAGCTTCTTTTGCTAATTGAACCATCCGCGAAACGCTTAAAATGTTTGTTCCGCGGGCGCCACCTACATCACCAAACCCACCTCCAGGAGTAGCTGTGCCAGAAAGAGCTTCTGCATTAATAGTTGCCGTTTGTGCTTGTTGTCTTTGTCCTGCTCCTAATGGCGCTTTATCGCCTCGAATGGCTTTTACAATAGTCATACCCTCAGTTCTTTGTTTATGAGGATTGACTTCACCATGTCCATAAACTTGAGTATCGGAATACCCAAGCATTTTAGCTAGTTTTTTAGCAGCCTCTACTTGTACTGGTAAAATGTCACTATCGTCTTTAGCAATAACTTCGACACCTTCTGTATTGGCATTCGAAAGTCCTTCACCAACGCCTTGGCCATTTTTCATATGCTGACCACGTCGACCAGAAGGAAGAACTTGATATATTTTTCCTTCTCGATCAATAATGAATTGCGTTGGGAAATTGCGTTGTTTGAATACGTTTATGATACCGTCAGCAGTACCGCGTCCTGCTGTATGATGAATAATAAACCCTTCTCTACCAGACAAACTGCCAAAATTAAATAATCCTTGAGTTTTATTTGTTAAATCGATTACTCCAGAAAGATTAGCAGCCCCAGCTTGTTGTCTATTGATAGAAGGTGCTTCGCCTGACGGCGTTTGTTGTCGATTGTTGTTGTTTCCACCAGCAGTATCGGGTTTTGCTCCCCCACCAAAATAAAATTTATGTAAAGCTGCTGCTCCAGCAAAACCAACGCCAGCACCAATACCAGCAGCAGCAATACCTAATCCTTTTGTTACAGCACGACGTCTTGCTATACGACCAGCGCGTGCTCGAACTTCTGCTCCGCGAGCGCCACTACGATAATTTGTATCACCACCTTGACTTGGACTTAATACTCCTCCGCCTTGTCTTGTAGCTTGACCAACTGTTCTTGTAGCACTCCCACTATTTGCACGAGATCCTCCAGCAGCTGGTCTAGAAAGCGAAGCACCGCCAGATCCCGATCTTGATGATCCTTTTTTTGATGGTGATTTAAATGATGGTTTTGCTTTTGCGCCGCCAGCACGAGTTGCTTGTTGTGTGCCAGTAAGTTTTGCTATAACGGCATCTTGAAACTCTTTCTGTTGATCCTGTATCTTACGCATAGTAAGATCGGTTTCGTTGGCAAGAGTTGTTATCGTGTCTGTTAATTTACCAAAAAACTTTGGATAAAGATCTTGAATCTTTTCCTGATTTTCTGAAACGCTTCTAATTAGATTGTTAGATTCTTTAAGTTTCGTCCGAACGGGACCACCAAAATTATCATTAGCAGCTTTGACTATGCGCGAATAGGACGGAAGTGCTCCCCGTAGCATATCTTTTTGCGTGCTTGATATTGGCATTTAATTTCTCTGTAACTGTTGTTCTTGTTTTTGTTTCAGTTCTTCAAGATAATCAAGCAGGAGTTTTACATAAATCTCCCTTTCCCACGGAATCATTTCTTCAAGCTCAGACAAACTATATTTGTGATGTTGCATTAACGAAAAGTTTGTCTGATAATAATTCATCAGTGTATTGTGAGAAAGGGTCATCAGAAAAAATCTGACAGCCCCTCCATCTCAACTGAATCTTCTTGACCACATCCAACACACTTATAAGAAAACTTGTGGCGCAACTTCGGCATAGTATTAAAGAATTCGGTAATCTTTTCAAACTGCTTACTATTCAATCCTTCAATAAATTGCACAGAATCTTCAATGTTATCTGGATCATACACTTCATCCTGATCGAACACACATTTAATGCAAGAGGCGAGCATACGAATTTCATCTTCGCCTTGTGATATTGAAGCTATACTGTCGATAGTTGGATATTTCATTTCAATACCCATTTTATCATCTAGCATAATTTTAGTTGTATGACCTTCCAGCTTTTCTACCTTTACATTTTCAAGATTAATATCAACAGGAGTTACTGCTTCACATGGTTCACCTTTATAATTTACTGCACCATTGTGACGATATTCCATCTTGATAATTTCGCCAACAGACTTAGCACGAATATTCAAAAACAAATATTCAATATCAAAGTATGGCAGCTTTGAAGCGTCAAGGTTTCCATCAACACAGGAAACGACAACGTCCTTTACCGCATCAATCATTACGCTTTCTTCAGCTGCTTGTGCAGCCATAAGCAATACTTTTTCTTCCTTTACTAGAAAAGGTCTGAATGAAACCTTTTCTCCTGTTGAGGGAAGTGTAACAGAAAATTTAGGAATAGCAACTTTCGGTAATGCCATAATTTACTCCATTTCAGTTTATGTTATCTTCGAGCAGAGCGATCACTCTGTAATTTAGTTTTATCATTATAAGTGGTATGTGCTTCGGTAGCATACCTATAGCGCATTTCTACGGTTAGTCTTGCATATCCTTCATCACCCCAAGACATTGCAATATCATTTACAGAAATAGGAAATGCTTCTTCAAGAAAAATTGAATACTGCAATTCATATCGATCTCTTAGTTGTGCTGCTGGAACTGATCCAGATTGGTTCGGTAAAGGCGTCAGTGAAGCAGGGGTCTGTTGATTATTTACTTGTTGACCATTTAAATCTCTTGATGTGTTTGATGTGTTTGTTGGTGTAGGATTAGAATATACATTAATCATTACAGTGCCAATCATGTCATCGTAATATCTAGTATCGAACATTCCAACATATGGACCTTCTGCAAAAGATTTACGATAATGTCCTAGCCCATAATCTTGCCAACGCATAAACATTTCGCGTTCTCTATAATCTTGACTTAGGATAATAGTCATTGTACAAGGCTGATATGACGAAAGATAAGGTAACTGGCGAGGCACGCCGTGATATCTTTGTTCTATCGTCAACATATTTCTGCCAGGAAGATTCAAACTTTCAATTCTATATGGTACATCAGTAGAACCATAAGTATTTAGAAGTTGAGACATTCCAGGACCAGAAAGAACATATCCTTCAAAGTAATTTGTGCGACCAATTCCACTCTTGGCAATTCTTGAGTTAAATTCGTTGATATTAAACGGCATTATGCTATCCTGTTTCTGCTGTCGCGATAGATCGCGTTTTTGTTAGAACCAACAAATCTATCGAGCGGCAAGAACAATGCCATTTCCCATTCACTAGGCTCGATGTAAAAGAATTTTGTTCTTACATGACTAATAAGATATTTCTTTATACATGGACGAAAAAACTTATACTTTGATGCCTGATTTAGCACGTTATATGATATACGCAATCTGGTAGTTTCATCCATATTATCATTTGTTGCTGTATCATAAAGTGCATCCATCAACCGTGCGCGTAACGGAAGAGGAAGATAATGAACATTAATACCAATGAACGAACCGCCACTAGATGCCTGACCGCCAGTTCTGCCTGAACCGATTGGAAAAATTAATGGATATCTATCATAATACGGAAGCGTGTCTTTTCCTTTTGGATCATACTGAAACAAATACATACGACCAATCAACGGACTAGTAGTTAGACGTTCAGAACTACTACGAATCATTCTGCTAGGATTAGCAGTTGTATTGCGTGCGGCTGTGCGAAACCAGTTACGACTGTCTCGTTTCACCGAAGGCGTGATACCTTGTGTGGATGCTCGTTTCAGTATTCGATCAAAGACGTATGCTACCATGAACCCTATTTATATCAAAACTTCACGTCTTTCTCGGTTAAGACAACAAACTCCCAATTACGATCAGCGCAAAACTCTTTTGCCGCTTCCCATTTGGCATTGTTGATACCATAAGTCGCCACTTCTCGGAGATATTTCTTGGTGATTCGTTGTCCATCTTTACGAACTTCGGGAGGCACAGATTGCGAACGAGGCTTAATCTCAATCATTTTAACAACAGTTTTGCCCTCGCGGTCGCGCATGCGCACGATGAAATCGGGAAAATATCTGTGCCATTTACCATCTAACGGCGATTTATATGGCACAAACAATTCTTCGCTTGCCCATTGTAGCACGTTAGGATTTTTATCAAGATATCCCATGAATCTCAATTCCCACGACGAACGATACACTATGTTCGTGGGATTGCCTTTATATTTTTCGGGATATCGCGGACTGAATCTTCCTTTATAAGTAGCCATACCTTTATGTATTCCGTATAAATAGTTGCAGTTTCTAACAAAGGAATAATAAATGGCGCGCGGAGCAGCTGCATTAGCAGCTTTAAGAAGTAGAGCAGGATCAGTTGCACGATGGTTAGGTGTTGGTGTGGCTGCAGGTGTTGCAATATATGCTGCACAAAGAGCATTACAAGGCACATCTAATGCTAGTGCTGCCGATCCTCGCGGAACGTATCAGTTTCCAAATGACTTAGAAATGCACGGCAACTGGATGAGTCTAAGAGCATATCAGTCTACATTTATGAATAATTCTGCAGTCGCAAATTTGGCGGGTGTGACAGGAATATCAACAGTGTTAAGCCTCGCAGGGCTAGGAAATAATCCAATATCATTAGGATCAATTCAGAATATGGCAGGAACTGTTAATCTGCCGCTTCCAGCCAATTTATCAAATGATCTAGATCCTTCATACGAAGAAAAATCTCTAAAAGACCTCATTACGGGCGCGGCGGCAAGCAGCCTGTCAGCGCTGACGTCAGCCAGTATGCAAAAAGCTGCTGGGGTGGCGGCAGGCGCGGGAAACATTATGGCGGCTGCTAATGCCAAAGCAATAAATCCAATGAATGTTGTTCTGTTCACTAACATAAATTTTAGACAATATTCATACAGCTGGAAACTTTCTCCAAAAAACCAAGCAGAATCTGGTTCTATCAGAAATATCGTACGATATTTGCAATGGGCTTCTGTTCCAGCATATTTTGGTGGTGGGCTTCTATTAGAATATCCTCATTATTTTATGATCAGTATCTACAAAGATGGTTATCTACATAAATTTCAACCAGCAGTTATTGAACGTATCAATGTAAACTATCACGGTTCTGGTGCATTCTATAAAAGAGGTGAAGGAAATCAAAACGAACCAGCACCAGCAGAAGTAGAACTTCAGATTTCGTTCAAAGAAGTAGCGATCGTTACAAAAGATTGGCTTAATCAGTCTGGGCAAGGACCAGGATAATGCTTTATTTCACACCATTCCCAAAACGGCAATATCAACTAAACAAAAGAACGGCGTCACAGGAAGTCACCGATATTACTCGGAGATTTACTCTTGATTCGTTTCTGAGAAATAGTCAAGTAGTATATGACGAATATCATGTTCAAGATGGCGAAACGCCAGATACTGTTGCTTGGGATTATTATCGTGATCCTACTATGGATTGGTTGATTCTTTTAGTAAATCAAATCAAAGATCCATATTATGATTGGCCACTTTCATACGAAAAATTTCAATCATACATAAAACAGAAATATGGTAGTGTAGAAACCGCACTAACAACTACACATCACTACGAATGGATCATATCAAAGTCGACCGAATATCAAACTGAAGACGAAACATTTATTGTTCCAGAACGAACACTAATAGTTGATCGAGCAAAATATCTTACTCTTGTCGCTACTGATCGTAGAGACGTAAAGATATATGATTATGAACACGATCTAAATGAATCGCGTCGAAAGATATATCTACTAGATCTACATCTGCTTGAACAAATTAAAGATTTACATCCAATCATATTTGACCAAGGACTATTTGTTAGATGAGTGCACCAGGACAAGCGGCAATACAATCATTTACTGTTAATGGAGTTGATGCTTCTGATATGGTTCAGGAGATTCATCTCGTTGAGAGCATATATACACAATGTGTTACTGTAATTGCTACTGTATTTGACGCAGGCGGATTTCAAGAAAAAGCAAAGCTAAAAGATAAATTGGCTAAAGTATCACTTAAAGTTCTTGATAGCGCACAATCTCCTATCGAACTTAATCTTCGAGTTGCTCAGGTATTTGATCGTTCTAGAACCGCTAAGGGCGGCGAAATGATCAAGATACGTTGTCATCCTTATGAGATGTTAAAGAACCCTGAAAAGAAAATCACTAAAACGTATGATGATCAAAAGGTATCAGATATCGAAAAGAAAATTTTTGAAGAGTATATCAAAGGATCCGATACTAAAAAGAAAGACGTTGATATAGAAGATACTGAAGGTAAATCGAAATATTATAGCACCAATAAAACGCCGCTTCAGGTTATGAATTGGGCTAATAAAAACGGCAAGAGCGCAAAGAAACCAGGACAACGACTATTTTATCAGACATTGCAAGATGGATACAAAATTAAGTCTATCGAATCTTTGATTGAAGATAGTTCTTCAGCAACCACTATTGAACGTAAGACTGTTAATCTTGGTGAAAATCAAGATATGTCTAATAGTGTTAAGAGCTGGTATGTTAATCAAGATGGTGATGCAACAAACGATCTAAATGGAGCATCAGGGACAAGAACTGTATATATCGATCCTAGAACTGGAAGACGAAAAGAAGTTGAACGCAAAGGACAAAATGGTGAAGTATCGGAAGAAAAATATGTTTATAGATATTTCTTAGATTCTGAATCAAATTTTCAAAGAGCTCGGGCGGGAGAAGATGTAGGAAAAAACAATGAAGAAGGCACCAAGAACGAAGCATCTCGCGCGAAGGGTCATAAACTAGATAATAGAGTTATCACAGTAACTGTTCCTTTTCTTACTAAGTATAAGGTTGGTGAGAAAACTACGTTTAATGTTGCTGCTACTGGTGACACTAAAGAAAAAGATTCTCGTTCGGGAACATATCTTATTACTGGCCATAAAGTTAGGATATATCTAGATAAAGAAACTGGAACGCCTGCAATTAAAGGTGAAAGTATATTAGAACTTAAATCGGTTGTTGATGCCGACAAGGAGTCATAAGAATGAGTTTCATGTCATCTCTTCGTGGTATTTGGTATGGACAGGTTGTCGATAGAGGAACAGGACAATATTCTGGCAAAAAAGATAACTCCAAACTTGGCACATGTAAAGTAAGAATTACTGGATTAGATAAACCAGATCTACCAGCAAAAGAATGTCGTGATGCACAAGTTGCTTTACCTGTAACATCCGCTGCGATTAGTGGTGTTGGCGCTTCTCCTACTGGACTTGTAGAAGGAACTTGGGTTATTGGTATTTGGTTTGATGGAGAAGACAGCGAACAATGTCCATTGATTATTGGTTCACTTCCACACATTCAGCAGAAAAAGAATGATCGTGGTAAAGAAACTGTCAATAACAAATTGAATATGGGTAAGTAAATGCCATCCATTACAGTCAATAAGCAAACTACAACTAACACAAAACCGACCATCACTGGAACGGTTGAATTTAATCGTTCTAAAAACGAAACGATAAATGTTCGTTTGAATTATGTAACATATGATTTGTTTGGCGGCAACTTGGGAATAAAAGAATATATTGATGTTGTTCGTCCTACAGAGTGGATATTACAGTTAGATGATCCAATAAGCCCAGGCGTTTATGATATCGAAGCGTATGTATTAGATTCTACTGGCAAAATCATTGCTTCCGATGAAACTGTAAATGAACTTATAATTAATACTATTCCAGTAAATCAACAGCCTAAACCTAAGAGTTTGGCTGAAAAGTTGCAGGCTCTTGCGGCACTACAACAAGCAATGAATATACTTTCAGCAGGATCAGGCGCTTCGGTGGGAGGTCCGCATCCTGCTACAAATGATGATTCATCTACGCATCTTCATGCTCGTGGTAAAGAAGAATCAAATAAATCTGCTGAAGAACGCGATTACCAAAGAAAAAAAGCGACTGATGCAGCAAGACAAGATAAGAAGCCTAAGAATAAAACAATTAAACAAGAAGGAGATGATCCACCTGAACCTCCTCGTAGACCTGAAGAATTGCAAGAAACTGCTGCCGACAGAGCTGATCAAGAAGAAGGGCGAGCCATGATAGAAAACGCCATAACTAGTTCTGCTCTAGAAAATATAGGCGCACCACCATTACCTTATTTTCCTCCTTCCTCTGTATCGCCTGCTGGTATAGCGCCAGATGTAGGAGCATCTACAACTCAAATCGGAACACCGACACCTTAAAGGATATTTTAAATGGCTATTACTCAAGAACAAGCTATAAACTTTGCAAAAACTTCGGGCGTTGTTCCTCCTGGTCAAAATTTTACTATAGGTAATCAACAATTTACAATGCCATCATCTTCATCTGCTGGACCCGCAGGAACAACATCAACTTCTTCTGGTGGTAAGAAATACGGAGAAAGTAAGCCTGGAGATGGATATTCAAAGCAAGAATGGCACGGCACAAAATTGCTTGCGCGCAGCGAATCTGGCGTTGAAATCCGTATGGGAGATACTCCAGGAAACAGAGAATTTTTCATTAAGCATCCAAAAGGAGCATATATTCATATTACTGATAAAGGTAATGTAGATTTTAGAAGTCCAGGCGCACACGCAGAAATTAATATGGATAACAGAACTATTCGTATTATGAAAGACATGACTATGGAAGTAGATGGAAATATCTCACTCAGAGCGCCAAAAGGCGAACTATTGTTAACTGGAAAATCAATTGGCATAAAATCTACTGGCGGTAACATTGATATAAATTCGGCTAAGAATATTACTCAGGAAACAGGAGAGTGGTCTACAAACGCTAGAGGTAAAGTTAACCATACTACTGGTGCTCAACATAATCATACTGTTCACGGCGAAGCGACTTTAACTTATAATGGTGGTAAAAAAGATTCTACAACAGGAGATTCTATCACATCAGTAAGTGGTGGCAGCGTTAGTATGACTGGCGGTGAACATTCTGTTCAGTCTGCTGGAACAATGGGGTTTGGCGCTGCAGAAATAGGTATTGCTTCAACTCGTCAGACTACAATTAATGCTGTT